TCAGGCCTCCTCAACGTCGTGATACTCTTCGCACGCCTGCAGCGTGTTCTGGATCAGGGTGGCGACGGTCATCGGGCCAACGCCGCCGGGAACCGGGGTGATGTAGGACGCGCGTTCGGCGGCATCTTCATACACCACGTCGCCGACCACTTTGCCGCTTTCCAGACGGTTGATGCCGACATCGACCACAATCGCCCCTTCTTTAATCCACTCGCCAGGAATAAAGCCCGGTTTGCCCACCGCGACGATCAGCAGGTCGGCGTTTTCGACATGATGGCGCAGGTTTTTTGTAAAGCGGTGGGTGACGGTGGTGGTGCAGCCGGCCAGCAGCAGCTCCATGCTCATCGGGCGACCGACGATATTGGAAGCGCCAATGACCACCGCATTGAGGCCGTAGGTGTCGATATTGTAGCGTTCCAGCAAGGTCACGATACCGCGCGGAGTGCACGGACGCAGGCGCGGCGCGCGCTGGCACAGGCGGCCAACGTTGTAAGGATGGAAGCCGTCGACGTCTTTATCCGGCGCGATGCGCTCGAGAACTTTGACGTTATCGATCCCTGCCGGCAGGGGCAGCTGAACCAGAATACCGTCGATGGTCTTATCGGCATTCAGAGTGTCGATAAGCTCCAGCAGCTCGGCTTCGCTGGTGGTTTCCGGGAGATCGTAAGAGCGGGAGACGAAGCCCACTTCTTCACATGCTTTGCGCTTGCTGCCGACATAAATCTGCGAGGCCGGGTTGCTGCCGACCAGCACGACGGCCAGCCCAGGGGCGCGTTTTCCGGCCGCAACGCGAGCCTTCACTTTTTCCGCAACCTCAGAGCGTACCTGCTGCGCAATCGTTTTACCGTCAATAATTTTTGCTGCCATCAGAGAGAGGATTCCATCTGTATCTTTACGAAAGGGGGATGAGGATATTTTGTCAGAAGCGGGCCTCGCTGTCAGTCCTCGTTTGCTGTTTTATCCTGTCTGAGGCTAATTTAGCCTGTTATGACCATGGTTATTACATGGTTATAGGTGCGTTGCGCCTGGCCACTGAGTCGATTTACGCGCGCATTAGCCCCGACGGTATGCTTCTTGTACAGTTGGTGGGGGATATTTCGCCAGCGTCGTATAAGCTCCGCAGTTTCCTGGCAAAATGGATTGACTCGACCGACGTGGACCGTATAATTCCACGCGTTTCACTCCGCGAAGCACTCGCTTCTCAGGGCGCCCTTAGCTCAGCTGGATAGAGCAACGGCCTTCTAAGCCGTAGGTCACAGGTTCGAATCCTGTAGGGCGTGCCATTAAGAAACAATAACTTACGCCAGTTTTAAACCAGCCTGATTTCCTCCTTGTGTCGTATTTGTGTCGCTAGCGCCAAAAATGGCGTCAATTTTCCGTGCGTGTTCGGTCAGGTGGTTCGGCGCCAGGTGAGCATAACGGCGAACCATCTCGATGCTCTCCCATCCTCCCATTTCCTGTAAAACAGAAAGCGGGACGCCGGACTGGATCAGCCAGCTCGCCCAGGTGTGCCGGAGGTCGTGAAAACGGAAATCCTCGATCCCCGCTTTTTTCAACCCGGCGCGCCAGGCGTTATTGTCATCCACCCGCATTTTTCTAACCGCGGGCGTTAGTGTTCCATCAGGGCGATGCTTTGCCGTGGTGTGAACGAACACCCACCGGGAGTGCTTCCCTATCTGATTCCTTAATACCCTGCATGCGGTATCATTCAGAGCTACGCCAATCGCCTTGCCCGCTTTTGCGTTCTCCGGATTTACCCATGCAACCTTTCTCTGCATATCGACCTGCTGCCACTCAAGCCCGATGATGTTTGAGCGGCGCAGGCCGGTTGCCAGTGCAAATATCACCACTGGCTTAATGCTCTCCGGCATGCACTCGATCAACCGCTCAGCTTCTTCTCTGGTCAGCCATCGTATCCGCTTACTGATCGGCTTGCGGGTTTTGATAACAGGAGCTGTTTTTATCCAGCCCCAGTCATTCGCCGCGGCCCTGAGAAGGGAGCGAATGAAGGAAAGGTGTTGAGCCTTCGTAGCCTGCGAAACCTGCCGTGGTTTGTACTCCGGAACCGGCTTTCCCTTCCTCATCGCGGCATCACGCTTACTCTCCCACACCTGCAGGTGTTTACGGTTGATCATCCCGTTAACGGCTTCATGAACTTCCTCCGCCGTTATCTTCGAGACATCACGGCCGGAAAAATGCTGCAGCCAAAACTCAATTTTGGTTTTGTCATCATCCAGCGATCGCTTATGGTCCTTTTCCCGCAGCCACCGGATGCAGCATTCTTCGAAGGTTCTGACGGGCAGGTCGCCGATCTGGTCAACCCGCCACGCTTCCGCCTTCAGCTTGTCGTGGAGCTCCTGAGCCTGCTTTTTGTCCCCCGTGCCAAGAGATCGCCTAACTCTTTTTCCTGACGGCGTAAAGAAATGACAGTGCCACACGCCGCCCCTGAGGATGATTGACATAAAACTTCTCCTTTATGTTCACCCGCGTTCGCGATGACAGGATCGCGCGGGGTTTTCAAATATGCAATACACGCCGCCTCGGTCGTTCTGTACTTGTTGCCGACCTTGCGGCCGGCGAGCTCTCCAGACTCAATCAGGCGGTAGATCACCCGCACAGACACGATGAGCAAATCGGCGGCCTGCTGTGCTGTTATCGGTTTGTCAGACGTCATATCACCTCCGATGCTTACCGCGTAATTCCTCTTCTTCCTGACAGTCAGCGCAGCGCTGGCAGCCCGCCACCAGTTCCCGGCGCCGCTCGGGTATCTCTTCACCGCAGTCGCGGCAGTGAGTAGCTGAAACTGCGTTATGGTTGATGCGCATGTTCTGGATGGTCATTTCCAGCCGGCGCTCTGCCAGCTCGTTGGCCTGATCGATGATTTCTGGCATGTCAGCGCTCCTTTATCTTTCCGTTCAAAATGCCGATCTCCACATAGAGATGGCTTGGCGTTAGCCCAAGCTGCCTTATCAGCGGCATGCATCCGTTGAGGATCGGCCGTGATATCTCGTCGCAACTTAAAGCAGGGGATGACCGCCGTTTTGCCTTAACCTCATCGTTAGCCCTGCGCGCGATGCTTCTGAGCGCATTTTTCTTTTCTTCTGGCGTCATGCTGCCTCCCGCTTCTTGTTGAGATGGGGTGCATTCGAAAGGAAAACCGCCCTTGCAAATCCAAGAGGCGTTGCGCTGCGAATGTTGGCGCGCTCGTCGCTGGGTGGGCATTCGTGAATGCGGTTGTCCGGATACCAGTCAGTCACCAATCCGGCAAAGGACGTTCCGGATATGGCCTCGATCGCCTTTTTCTTCGGCATCATGCGGCCGCAGGCCAGCTTCACGGCGTCGATAGCCGCTTCAACCATCGGGTGCATATTCTCTGCCGGCGCCTTGAAGCCGTTACCCGTCCAGAGGCATGTCTGCTTCGTGTAGTTGTCATCCGCGCACAGCCCAGTGAACTGGTACGGATGGAACGTGTAATCGGCCGAGCCGAAGATGCTACTGAACACGCTCACCGGGTTTTCGAATGCCCACGGGCAGCCAGCCGCCAAGCCAACCATCCGGCATTGCTCAGCGACCAGCGCGGCCTTGCCCTGGAAATGCGGGTCTTTGGCGCGCTTGGACTCGAACCAGCGGGACCCGGAAACAGCCACGTCCGTGCATGGTGGGAAGCCGATGACGATGACGACGTTCTCAGAGCGGATGATCTGAGATAGCCGCGGCATCGCCTCAAGGATGGTCGCCGATATGCGCTCAACAGGACCGTCGATCGAGGTCTCAGGATGCTGCGGGTCCACCAGAACGGCACGATAACCTGCTTCGACCCATGGCTCAGCCATGACGCCAGTGATATCGCACAGACAGATAATGGTTCCTTTGCTCATGCTGCCTCCAGATTCCCGATCCGCTTTAACTCAGCCAGCGATACGGTCGTGATGATGTGTCGCGGGGTGATGTACGGGCGCCAGATAAACAGAAGCGAGCCTTTTGGGTTGCTCTGGCGCTTTCCTGTAACGGATGCCGGAACAAACTGAACGCGACCACCCGTTATCAGCCTGAGTTCATCAGCTGATTGCATGGCTGAAATAAACCAGCCAGTAGAGATGTCAGCAGGTAGCAACATCACTACGGCCTGAGACTGCGCCCGGGATTGTTCAGCAGCTTTTTCTACCCACGGGCCGATATCGGAATAGGGTGGGTTGCACCAGATCGCGCCGCATGACGCCCATTCGCTGTTCAGCGAGTCATCCAGCTCAGTGAGATAGTGAGCGCATAGCGCATTACTCTCAGAGGCTGCAGCATCCAGCCAGAAGCCAAACTCGCGGTCGAGCGCGTTGAAAATTTCAATCGGCGTTTGCCAGTAGTCACGTTCATTTTTTGGAGTTTTCGATCCGCCATAATCAGTCATTGCGCACCTCTTTTCTTGCCTGCCTTTCTCATGCGGCTTAAAGTCCTGGATACCGACGCAACGCTGCGGCCCATCTTCATGGCGATGCTTTTATGCGACTCGCCTGCAGCGCGCATTTCAGCGACGATCTGCTTCTCTTCTGGCTTCCATGGCTTGTAGACAAACGCTGTGCTGATGGAATAGCTCTGTGCCAGGCGGTAGAAGTTTGCCTGGCTAATCCCCAGCGCATCCGCTGCGCGACAGGCAGGCATGGTTCCGGCTACGGCGCGGAATTGCTCTGGTGTGATGCTCTGCTTATTCATTGTGCCTCCCGTGGTAACCGGTAAATTTCCCCGCCAAGTGTTAAGTCCCCCCAGCGTTCTACAGTCAGGAAAGGCTTAACGACCTCAAGCTCTGGTACTGAGATGAATACCTCTTTCATTTCCAGCTCAGGGGCCCATCCGGCGTAATAGGGCTCATGAAAGTTCAGGGTTATCCCAACGGTATGCGCACCTTCTCCCGGCACTGTCTGCCAGCGATGAAATACCGTAATGTTGTTCCGCACGTCCTTGCGCAGGATGGACAGGATTGACTCAGCTGTGACTTTCATGGCTGCCACCACTTGCGGCTTGTTTCAGCTCTCTCAGGCGGATGCCGGTAACGTCTCTGCACTTCGTCTGATGCTCAGGGAAGCCATGAAGGCTGTTCCATGCTTTTCCGTAGTTATCCTGGAGGGCCTTCGGATCGTTCTCTGAGCCTGCGTAAGCAGTGAAATCAGCGAGAATCTGATCTGCGTCTGCTGGCCTTACCTGGTGAGTCTCATAGTCAGGGTCCACAGTCGTCTCTTCTGTAGGGATGCAGAACGCCTGAAAAGCTGCATATTTGTACGCAATCGACATGGCTTTGTTCGTTGCTTTATCGCCGCTGTCCATCGCCTCGCCGTAGGTGACGACGGTATGAATGCTGCCGTCCTCCGTGCTGACAAAATCGAACTCAGCCCGGACGGTTACATAAAACAACGCGCCACCATTTTTACTGGTTCGTTCACAGCATGACCGCTCAGTACACCGCGGGAGGATCAGTAACTTGTGCTTCACCAGGGCAGGGGCCAGAGCGTTGTAAACGTCATCGATCCCACGGAATGCGTAGTTGACCTGGCTGCCCTGTTTTCTGGCCTTGCTGATGCCTTTCTCTGCCAGATCTCCGGCCACAGCGCTGATAGCGGCGTATACTTTTTTATCAGTCATTGAAAATTCCCCGCGAATTCATCCCAGCTGATCACCGGGTTCTGCCGTTCCGCAGAAAGGTATACTGGTTCGTCATCGTCGAAATCACGTTCGCCGATCGCATCGCTCATCAGCTGAATGAATTCGTCGTCATCCCATTTTTCCGCCGCGCTCATGCTGCTTTCTCCCGATGAGTAATGACGTAGCCATGCTCCGCCAGACATTCGATCACCACGTCCCAATCCAGTTGCATGAGGACTTCACGACTGTTAACTGTTCCCGACAGCACCACGTCTTCCAGCTCGACGGTTAACGTGTTATGTGGGCCTACAGATGTGCGCATGTCTGTGCATTCACATTTGATGTTCATAAGCACCTCAGTAACTGATACCGGTATGAGGAATGCGGCCGTCTTTAACCGCGGTGAGCACCTCGATAGCCTGATCCCGGGTAGAATTAGTTATTTCTGACATGACTTTTCCTGCAAAGTATTAATATTAACAATCTCGTTATTCGCAAACTTACCATGATATTTCTCGCGAGCTTTTATTACTGCTAACATGGCTTCTTCAAGGTCCATAAATGAACCAAAATAAACAGTTTGTTTATTTGCTCTGCATCGAGCATGCCATCTCTTATCTTTTTTGCTCCAAGAAACACCTTTAACTCCGGATGCGCTGTTTTTTTGATGTTTTTTGTTGTGATTATTACCAGATCTTGATGCTTCTCTTAGATTTATCAGTCTGTTATCTGATTTTTCTCCATTTATGTGGTCTATTTCATTTTCGGGCCACACGCCATACTCATACAGCCAAGCAAGGCGGTGAGCAAGATATGCTTTATTTTTAATCCTTATTCTTATATACCCATGCTTAGAAGTTGTGCCAGCAATGCGTCCAATTGCCTGACCTCCGGATGATGCATTCCTGCGAAAAACTCCAGTCTCTTTATCGTATGTAAGCAAAGCCCTTAACTCATTTGAATTAATCATTTTTATATTCCAGATAAATTTTATTAAATTATCTTAATAATTAATTTTTGTTGCCTGGCTCGATTACCGGCTGAGACCTTGTCCCAACCCGTTCAGATAAACTTCAACCAGCAAGTCGGTTGTGTAAGTCCGCTCAATCCCGCGATGCAGGTACAGGCGGCCGCGTTTATTTGCTGATGCTGTCCAGGTGCTTTCCCGATGCTTAACGAGCATCCCTGGCAGAACGGCGCCGCGGTTAACGGTCTGTGTCCCGTAATGATGACTAACCATTGAACACCCCCGTAACGTGCAGAATTTTGATAATCAACGCTGTCCAGATAACGCCGCAGATCAGCAGGCAGTAAATCAGTGAACGAATGCCTTGTTTGCTCATACTTCCTCCCCGGGCTTTCAACATTGCATCGGCCATCAGGTAAGAAAGTTCAGCAACCATGTTTTCATGGTGGGTAGCCACGGGGTGCTGGTTACTCTCTGGATAACTCGCTAACCAGCCCTGCATTGCCTGTCCCGCGAAATAATCTCGCAGAGTCAAACCTTCGTACCCTTGCGTTGGGTATGCTGGACCGCCATTGTTTTCTTTGCTCATTTTCCACCCCAGCATGCGAAGCTAAAAAAGAGGACAGCAACCAAAAACGGAACGACCTTTAACCAAAAATTACGCCATGCAGGCTTGTCTTCTTCGCGGATCATCTCTTCACCCTTGCCTTATCGCGGCTAACGGAGCGTTGTTACCCATTACCGGCGCCAACGTTGTTGTTTGGATGAGATGATAATAGCCAAGGCGATTATTCAGGTCAATCGCTAAAACGATATTATCAATCGTATAAGTGATAAGCATGTGATTATTAAAGTGATTATTTTAAGAAAAAATTTTAGAAAGGTGTTTTTGCGAGGGTGGTTGTGAAGGTGTAGCGATAAAAAACCCGCCGGAGCGGGTTATGCGAATCGTTTGTATTCGATCGATTGTCTAAGAAGGACTCTGGCCATAACGTAAAACTGGTCTTCATCACCTGGCTCTACATACCATTTTTCATAGATGGGGTTATCCGAAATTACAGCTAGTCGGTCCCTTTGCATCTGCAAGCGCTTGACGTGAAGAGTTTTGCCAAAAACAAACACATAAACACCATCACTGTCAAAATGGGTGACGCTGATGTCTACGAAAATTTCATCGCCGGGGGATATTGTCGTGTCCATGCTATCACCGGTAACGGTGATTACTTTTATGTGATGAGCTGGCCGATTGCCAAATAGAGATCTGGCCTGCTCTGATGTGTATTCGATCGCACGAATCGTCTCGATGAAATCGTTCGTGATAAGTGCACCAGGACCTGCGCTGGCTTTTACATCGAGGACATCTACCCGATAAATGCCATTTTTCGGTGTTACTGGCGTCTGCACTTCCGTGATCTGTATGGAATCAGCAAGCATTTCACCTGCTCCAGTGGAAAGCCATTCAGGACGCACGCCTAACACAGATGCTATTTCCACTGTTTTGCGAGAGCCGTTGGCGCCATTAAGCAGCTTGTTTACGCTTGACTGAGCCATGCCAACCTCTTTGGCAAGCCTGCCTTGCGTATACCCAGCCAATGACATTGCTCGAGCAAGACGCTCAGAGAAATCCATAACACCTCCTCAAAGTAACTCCTTTAATCCTATCGCCAAGGCGATTACTTGGCAAAAAATCGCATAGGCGATTGACAATCTCTTTTGCGATAACCATAATCATCAAAAACCAATAGCTGAGGTGATTATGAAAAACCCCGCAGTAGAAAAAGCGATTTCCATCGCCGGCAGTCAGAAAGAATTGGCCAAGCGATGCGGCAAAGCGCAGTCGACGATCTGCGACTGGCTAAACGGGAAAAAGAGGATTTCTCCAGTGCACGTCCCCGACCTTGTCGCTGCAGTAAATGGAGAGATTAAGGCATATGAGTTTCGCCCTGATCTGCCTTCGATTTTTTCCGCCACCAAACAATAGCGCCGCCTGACTGGCGGCCTTTCAATCAACACCAGAGGAATTATCACAGATGGAGAATGCAATAGCCCGAAAGTTAGAACCGCCAATCCTCAACCCGATTGAGATAGAAGGCATTTTGCTAAACCGCCTTTTATCCATTGGCCAGAAGGTTTTTGCAGAAATGCGGGGAGTGAGTGAGTCAACAATCAGTCGCCGGAAGAGCGAAGGGTATTACGCCGAAATGGCGAAAGAAATATCAGCGCTGGGCCTGCAGGTTGTTCCACCGGAGGCGGTGGTAGTTTCCCGCCACTACCTGCAGTCAGTAGAGACTCTTGCTGATATCGGATTACGTGCAGAGCGGTGCCGTCCAGGTCCGTTAGGGTGGGATTGATGAACCACATCGAATTCATTGAGAAGAACGTCCGCGAAGAGCTGATGCGCCAGGGATTCACCCAGGCAGTGGCTCAGGGGGGGGCATACCAGGCGGTCGATATGTACAAGCGCATGTCGCAGGCCAGTCGCAAGGGGAGAATTTTTGATGATGTTTTACGCCACGCAAAGTTGTGGGCAGAGAAGCAGACATTGCCGTCTGACAAGTTCGAAAAGAAAAGGGCGAAGCCCGTTAAGCAGCAAGGGCTGTTCTGAAAAAGGCGAAAGCCGCAGTGCGGTAACACTAACGGCTTTCTACGCGAATTAACTGGATCAATTCACAGGAGTAATTATGGCAAATACTGCCGAAGTAATCAATTTCCCTGTGCCTGTCGTGGCACTACAGGAGCTGCGCGTGGCAGATCTCGACGATGGGTTTACGCGCATCGCCAATGAGCTCCTTGAAGCTGTCATGCATGCGGGTCTGTCGCAGCATCAGCTTTTGGTGTTCATGGCTGTCATGCGCAAAACATACGGCTTCAACAAGAAATCTGACTGGGTCAGTAACGAGCAGATCTCCATGCTGACCGGCATTCTTCCGCACAAGTGTTCAGCTGCAAAAAGCGCCCTGGTTAAGCGGGGGATATTAACCCAAACCGGTCGCGTAATCGGGATTAATAAAGCGGTCAGCGAATGGTCATCTTTACCCGTAAAAGGTACAGAAAAAAAACCTTACCTGAAAAAGGTAACATTACCCGAATCAGGTAAGAAAAGTTTACCCGAATCAGGTAACGACTATTACCCGAATCAGGTAAACACAAAAGACAAACATACAAAAGACAATAAAGACAATATTAATAACCCCCCTAAATCCCCCCGGGCGGTTTCGTTCGATGCGTCAGTTGTTAAGTTGCCTGACTGGCTTTCTGCAGAAATCTGGTCGTCATGGGTGGCATATCGTCGCGACCTGAAAAAGCCGATCAAGTCTCAGCAGACGGTCACCCAGGCTATCAACCTGCTGGACCGCTGCAGACTGAACGGTTACGCACCCGAAGAAATTATCAACCGCAGCATCGCCAATGGCTGGCAGGGTCTGTTCGAGCCTGACGGACAGGCGAGGCGCAGTCGCGATGCAGGGCAGGAAGGCCTCCACTGGAACAGCCCGGATGCATGGAGGGATTTCCTGTGAAACCTGAACTCTACCGCGCAATAAACAATCGCGATGGCGCAGCGATGGCAAGCATGTCCGGGGGCAACCCTGAGCATGGCCGGGTTGTGAATTCAGCCGCTGAGCGCCTTGTTGACGCGCTGTTCATGCAGCTGAAGCAGATTTTCCCGGCAGCGACGCAAACCAACCTCCGCTCCGATGCTGACGAGCGAGTGGCTAAGCAGCAGTGGATAGCGGCATTTTCAGAAAACGGCATCCGCACCCGCGAACAGTTATCCGCCGGCGTGCGCCATGCAAGAGCCAGTGAGTCGCCGTTCTGGCCATCGCCAGGCCAGTTTATCAAGTGGTGCAAGGACAGTGGCACGGTACTCGGTATCAAGCTGGCTGACGTGATGGGTGAATTTCAACGGTACAACCGCGAGAAGGGGCTCCACACCGGCGGCGCCGAGCGTTTCCCCTGGTCTCACCCTGTCATGTACTGGGTTGTTACCGATACCCGTCGAGCAATGTACCAGCGCCAGCTCAGCGAGGCAGAAACCGAGAAGTATGCCGCCAAAAAGCTGGAAGACTGGGCGATGAAAGTCGCCGCCGGAGAACAAATACCTTCGCCGGTGCTGGCTCTGGAGAACAACCAGGAAGCCATTCCGACAAACCATGTCAGCCGTCAGCAGGGTTTTCACCCTGAAGGCAAAAGCTTCGGATGCATGCCAAGCGCGGCATCGCTCGGCGCATTAACTCCGGCTCAGTGGCTGCGGGATGAATACCTGCGCGGGAAAGAGAGAGGGCTAATCAGATGAAAAAGAACTCTGGCAAACAAGCCGTTATTAACTTCATCGGCCAGCATCCTGGCTGCAGCTTTCAAGATATTCGCCGCGGTACAGGACTTGACTCTTCAGTGGTCAATTCCTCCCTGTGGCAGATGCACCGGGACGGCCAGGTTAAGCGAGAAGGGGAGTGCAGGAGCTACCGCTACACCTTGATTGACACGACAGCCATAACCGAAAGCGATCCGTCTGTTCAGTATCGCCAGCGTCCTGGCGGCGTAAACCCAATGACCAACCTGTTTAACCAGTGCCTGGCGGGAGTAAGAAAATGATTTTTCTGAAATTAACACAAAAAATCGTGGTACAGCACCAGGGGGCATACGGTTGGGAACCAGAAACAGTCTACGAGCCTGTGTTTGTTGCCGCAGAGCATATCGTCAGCATGTATTTCGCTGGTCTGACAATCCTGAAGATGACATCCGGAGAACGCATTGACGTGAAAGAGACCCCGGAAGAAATCATCGCCATGCTCGCCGAAGGAGCAGCCAAATGACAATCACTCTACAGGCAGTAAACGAGCTCATCGCTTCCCTGGAGAGCGCAGGCGAGCTGTCGATCAGAGAGCAGAAGTTCCTGAAGCTGGCGAAAGCGTACCAGCAGCTGGCTGCGGAGAATGCGGGGCTGAAGGCTGGCATTGCAGAAGAAATTGAAGTTATCAATCGTGGCGGTCAGGCGTACTGCGTGAAGGACGGCATGTCCATAAACCCGATATATGCGCGCGGATGGAATGACCACCGGGCTAATTTGGCAGCGGAAAAAACCCCCGCCACCGATCGCATCGTAGCCGGGATTAAGGCTGATGGGGTGGAGGATATGGCTAACCTTTTTTTCAAATTAGCCAAAGATGAGGCGAATAGTTTGATTGCCGAGCAATGGCGCGAATCAGGTCGAGTTGCTAATGAGCAGGCCAAGCAGCTGCGCGAGGGGGCCGACAAATGAGCAAGACGCTTGATATTAGAGTTGGTGATCGGTTCGAAACAGTTTACCCATTCATTTTCGTATGCACTGACCATCAGCAATGGGACGGAAATGTATTCACCGGTGAAAGGTGGATTGGTGGTTGCCGAAAGACATTCGAGCCAGCTGATTGCGGTTATGGAGACCAGACCGTTTACACAGCTGATGCAGAAGGGAAAAGAATCCTTGAGGTTCTGTCTGTCGCTGAGATGCCTGGAAAGTGGCAGCGCCGGATTATCTACGCCTGCCACCTCATTGACCCTGAGGGGAAAGAGAGAAAAGGCAGGAAGGCCTATACGGTAACTGAGGACAGATTCATCAAAATGTCGTCAGGGTATTTTGCGGATTATGGAGTGGAGAACAGCGATGACTGATATCACCGAACTGGCGCAGCGTATGAAGGCTGCTGCAGAGAAAGCGACTCCGGGTCCATGGTATGTACATGACAAGCCATGTGAAGACGGCAACTACGGCATTGATACCAGCGATAAAGAATTTCTAGCTGAGGCTGTAGTTTGGTGGGGGTTTGCCCGCCAGAGCATTTGGCGTGAGGAAGACGCAAAATACATCGCCCTGGCTAACCCTGCCAACATCCTCGCGCTGGTAGAGGCGCTGGAGAAGGCGCAGACCAAAGCAGATGTATACGACATGCTTCGGGATGACTACGGTTTACGCGAAAAAGGTGTTGGCCTTGCAGACTTAGTTGACTGGCAAGCTAAGCGCATCGCCGAGCTGGAGTCCCGCACCGTGAAGCTGCCAGACTTACGGCAGATTGTATCTGGGGACAGATATGTCTGGTCTGATGGTGTTTATAACTACAGCCAGGACGTAAAGGTAGCGCTGGCCGCCGCTGGCATCAAGGTGGAGATTGAGTGATGTGGGTGCTCATTATCTGGATGTTCGGCGGTTACGAAAACCCGACCATTACCACTCAAGAGTTTCAAACAGAATCCGCCTGTCGAGCTGCATTTGCCGAAGTGAAAAAGGTAAACAATGCCGACGTTTCTCTACGTGGCGTATGCACGCCTAAGGGTGACCAATGACCAAATCAACCATAACCAGAGAGCGCGCACAGCAAATTTTCCTGGGCAACGGACCAGAGCCGAGCGCATCAGAAGAACGAGAGCTGGCCCGCATGGCGCTGGCCGCAATGGACAGCGAGCCGGATTGTAATGAGCGAAAGCTTTTCTGTTCAACCGATACAGCGAGGATGAGGAAGGTAGTTTCTGCCTCAGACGGGTCCGGGACAACACCGCTCTATCACCGCGCCGCCATGCTCCAGGCTGGAACCCTCACCAATGAGGATACCAAACAAGCATGGACTGGCATCCCTGATATCGATAACGCCATCAACATGCTCGACCGCATCGATACACTGGAAAGTTGCGATGATGACCGTATTGAGGCTGTTAAGACCGTTTTGCGCGGACTGGCTGGCAACTCTCCGGTAATTCCGGATAGTTCAGCGGACATGCTTCGGCGTTGGTTGACCTTTGGTCGCGGTATGCAAAATGCAGGAAGCCAGCTTCCTCACAACCTGATTGCGGAAACTGAGTCCATGCTTGCAGCCGCCCCGCAGTCTCCCGGCAGTGACCCTGCCACCGTACCGGGTAAATGGATTTCGGTAAGCGAGCGGATGCCGGAAAATGATGGGGCATATCTTTGCTGGGATAATCGTTACGTAACTACCTACGCATTCATATTTGGTGCTTGGCAGGCAAACCAATTCATTGCCAAGAATATAACCCACTGGATGCCGCTGCCGGCTGGGCCGCAGGAGGTGAGGTGATGCCGAGGGCTAGTACGGTAGGCGAAATCGTCAGGTCTGACATGGTGCAGTCTGGGGCGCTCAGAAAGCGATACTGGCAATCATCATCTCTTCCGTTTCGTGAAAAGCGTAAGCACAGGCCACAACCTTGCCATTTCAGAAGAGATAGGGTGCTTCAAAAAATCATGCGCAGGGAGATGGAAGCCATGGTTAATCGCCTTAGTAAAATCGATGCTTCAAAGATTCTTGAGGAAGTTGGCGATGCCTAAATCACCCGCAGAACGCAAAGCCTCCAGTTGAAATCAAACCCCTCTACTGAGGGGTTTATCGTATATGCTCATTTTGCTTTTATCCCCAGGAAGGGCGATAATTACCTCGTCAGCCTGAGCAACTGACACTAATGACCGGCGCCAAGTGGGGACACATGGCGCAAACACTGCAATTTGAGAAGAGTTATCAAAACGTACTGATTCCCGCAGAGCCGGGAACCAGCGAATACCTGCAACTTATCCCGGTAGGGCAACTGCTTTGCGGTGAGTTCCGCAAGCCCAGGAATTACGCATTCCACAAGAAGTTCTTCAAGCTTCTGACTCTCGGGTATCACTACTGGACGCCTTCCGGTGGCCTCATTGAGCCCGCAGAGCGCACCCTCATATCCGGGTTTGTCGACTTCCTCTCATCCGACTTCGAACAGCGCGCTGCGCTCCAGAACGCCGCGGAGATGTATCTCTCCTCTGTCGGTATCTCCCGTTCCCGCGATATGGCGCTGCTGAAACACTTCGAATCCTTCCGCGAGTGGGCAACCATTCAGGCTGGCTTTTACGACGAATACCAGATGCCTGACGGCAGCCGTCGTCGTGTCGCAAAGTCGATCTCCTTCGCCAGCATGGACGACAGCCAGTTTAACGGCGTCTACAAATCAGTGCTGAATGTGCTCTGGAACTACATTCTGCGTCGCAAGTTCCACTCGCCAGCTGAGGCTGAAAACGCCGCCAGTCAGCTGCTGAGCTTTGCGGGGTGATGTTGATGAAATACTCATGGTTTCAGCATCCCGAATACACTGCGGAGCAGGCAGAACAGTTGGTGTCCAGATATCAGGCGCGTGGCATCGTCACCGAGAAAAGCCTTAACCCGGATTATCTGAGCTGGACGGTCAGCGCCAGGCTGCCGGTTTGTGCTCGACCGGAGTATACGCCGCGATCACTTCGTCAACGGATTTGGGGGTAAGCATGGCTAATCTTCGCAAAGCGGCGCGCGGCCGCGAATGTCAGGTTCGTATCCCGGGCGTCTGCAACGGTAACCCTGAAACCACGGTATTGGCCCATATCCGCATTGCTGGATTGTGCGGGACCGGGATTAAGCCGCCTGATCTGATCGCCGCTATCGCCTGTTCATCCTGTCACGATGAAATAGACCGCCGCACGCGCCTGGTAGATGCGGAGTATGCGAAGGAGTGCGCGCTGGAGGGAATGGCCAGAACGCAGGTTATCTGGATGAAAGAGGGGCTGATAAAAGCATGAACCAATATCGAATTTCATTACCCTGGCCACCAAGCAACAACCGCTACTACCGGCATAACCGGGGGCGCACACACATCAGCGCGGAAGGGCAGGCATACCGCGACAGTGTCGCCAGAATCATCAAAGACTTGATGCTTGATATCGGCCTTTCCACGCCACTGAGAATCCGTATTGAGTGCCACATGCCGGATCGCCGGCGCCGTGACCTGGACAACCTGCAAAAAGCTGCATTCGACGCCCTGACGAAATCGGGTTTCTGGCTCGATGACCAGCAGGTTGACTACTACAGCGTGAAGAGAATGCCTGTCGTCAAAGGTGGGCGGCTTGAGCTAACCATTACCGAAATGGAGGCCGCATGAGCCGTGACGTTATCGAACGCATCCGCGACCGCTGGCAAAAGCTTCGCCTCTGCCGACACCGCGGCACCGTACTGGTTGACTACCGCATATTGAGAAATTTCGTTCGCATCTATCAGACCCGGGGAGAGACAGCATGACAGCTCAATACTTGGAATTTGTTCGCCAGCAGCTGATAGTGGCCACCGCCGACCTGAGCGGTGCGACGAAAGGGCAACTGGTAGCCTTTGCAGAGAACGCTCAATTCACCGCTACGGCGCGCAGCCGTGGCCGGAAGAAGGTATATAGCGAGGTGAAGCAAAAAATGGTTAACCCGGACGGGCCGCCGATGAGCGGCAGCCAGTCCCGCGCTAAGGGTTCATCAATCGCTCTCGTACTGCCCGTTGAGTATTCGACGGCCAGCTGGCGCCGGGCTCTGCTGTCGCTGGAAGAGCATCAGAAAGCGTGGCTGCTGTGGAACTACAGCGACAATATCCGCTGGGAGCACCAGGAGACGATCACCCGGTGGGCATGGGGGCAATTCAACGAAAAGCTGGCCGGCGTGCGCATTGCAAAGAAAACAGTCGATCGCTTGCGTCAACTTATCTGGCTGGCCGCGCAGGATGTTAAAGCCGAGCTGGCAGGGCGGGAGGCGTATGAATATCAGGCGCTGGCGGAGCTGGTTGGTGTAGCAAAGTCCACATGGACAGAAACCTACCTCCCTCATTGGCTGGCGATGCGAAGTAGCTTTGTGAAGCTTGACAGCAATGCTCTCATATCGGTAACGCGATCACGTTCACAACAAAAGGCGACAAATTTAGATGTAAGTCTTGCAAAACCGAACTGAAAGGCATATATTTCATGTAAATCTGATATCGTCGCCATAGCTTCGATTGTCGACACACAAAGAATTCAAGCCCAAGGTTAACGCCTTGGGCTTTTTTATACCTGCGATCCGGTCAGGGCTCTTGGGTAGAGACGTGCTGCACGACACGTCGACACCCGCCGCGCAAGAGCCCTGAACCAGATTGCATCTGTCGTAGTTTGGTAATTACGTCTGGCTTCCAACCAGAATATGCGGGTTCGATCCCCGCCAGATGCTCCAATCCCTCTACCTTGGGACCATTACGGCTACCGCGCCGTCACTTTTTACCCTTGGTATTTCTTCCCGCCTTGAGCGGTTTTTTTTATTTTCAGGGTCCGGGAATCACCCTCGACGCTTTGTTGGTAAATCAGCCCGACGGCCCTGAACCTTTTACTGACTACAGATAGCACCCCGAACATTATCGGAGGTGAGAGATGCAACGTATGAACCCAACCGATGGTCACAATCTGCCTTACTGGTGGTCAGCCTTGCTTGGTATCTTTTCCGTCCTGAGTCTGCAGGATTATGTCTTCATCATTGGCGCCCTGATCTCTGCCTTCTTCACAATCAAGACGTATTACGCAAAGCGCAAGGAGGAGCGAGAGCGACTGGATGAAGAGAAAAAACGCACGCAGCTGTTGGCCAGTTATCTGGCTGATGTCTCCGCAAAGCCTGGAGGTGACCGCCCGGCTTCAGCCGAAGTGGTAACCGAGGCCTTGAAGCGGATCGCAAGTGATACACAGGGGTGAGCATGACGCCATCAATGAGGAAAAAACTGATTGGCGTGATCGCCGGCGGCGGTGGCGCAATAGCCATTGCCTCTGCGCTCATCACTGGCCCAACCGGTAACGATGGTCTTGAAGGTGTGCGATACAACCCCTATCAGGATGTGGTAGGCGTCTGGACTGTCTGCTATGGCCACACTGGCAAAGACATCATGCTCGGCAAGAAGTACACCGAGGCTGAATGCCGTGCGCTGCTCAGCAAAGACCTGAACACCGTCGCCCGCCAGATTAACCCATACATCCAGAAGCCGATCCCCGAGACAATGCGCGGGGCTCTGTACTCATTCGCGTATAACGTCGGCGCTGGCAACTTCCAGACCTCCACGCTGCTGCGCAAAATCAACCAGGGCGACCAGAAAGGCGCATGCGACCAGCTGCGCCGCTGGACTTACGCCAAGGGAAAACAGTGGAAAGGCCTGGTAACTCGCCGCGAGATTGAGCGTGAAGTTTGTTTGTGGGGGCAGAGATGAGATACGTACCGTCGGCGATATGCATGGCTGCGGCTGGATTCATTGCCGCTAGCGGGCATGATGGGTGGGGGTGGTTTCTTTTCGTTGGGGTGATTCTGCTATGAGTCGATTAACCGCCATTATCAGCGCTGTTGTGATCTGCCTGATAGTCAGCCTCGGCTGGCTGGCCAGTCACTACCACGACAATGCCACCGAGTACAAAAGGCAGCGCGATAAAGTGACTGAGCAACTCAGCCTGGCGAAAGACACCATCGCTGACATGCAGACCCGCCAGAGAGACGTCGCAGAGATCGATGCCAAATACACGAAGGAATTAGCCGATGAAAAAGCTAAAAATGATGCTCTGCAGCGCAAGCTTGATAATGGTGGTCGGGTGCTCGTCAAAGGCAATTGTCCAGTGTCAGCCGCAACCCAAACCGCCGGCGCCGCCAGCATGGGCGATGATGCCACCGTCGAACTCTCTGCAGTTGCTGGACGAAACGTTCTCGGTATCCGGTCCGGAATCATCAGCGACCAAACAGCCCTGAGAGCACTGCAGGAATACATCACCACGCAGTGCCTGAAGTAAGGCATTACAGAGCCACTTCCAGAGGTGGCTCGATAATGTCACAACGAGGTAAGCCATATGCGCACCACTGGAATCCTAATGGCGGAAATTACGCTTCGCCCATACATGAAGCCGCTGCTCATCCTTTCGGTGCTTTTGCGCTGGGGCTGGCTCGCTAAGAAGTGTATCCGGATTGGCCCTGTAATTGGCAAGCAGGCGTAATTATAAAGTTCTGCAAATAGTGCATTAAAAGCTCCATTGACAGAGTTTTATGTAAGTTTGTTGATTCCTCGGTGTCGAAATTACCGAGCAAGTATGTTTGGTACCCAGAGGATTGTTCTGCATGACTGAAAATGACAATCGCAGACCATACCCTCCCGTCAACTTCACTGGCGAAAACTGGCTGCCGTATACCCGGCTGATCCCTGCTGCCGAAATCGGAGAATGGGTAAATCAGAACATCCTCTCCGAAGACGGCCTAATCCATAACCCTGACCATACGCATTTGATCGATGCTGATGTTGCGTTTATGTGGGCCTCTGGCTCCTTCGCCAAAAGTGGCCGCATTGTGCTTGGTCAGTGTGAGCAGGTAATGATGCGTGCCGGAGGCTGGCAGAAGTCCCGCATGGAGCAGCAGATGCATGAATGGTTCGGTCGTATACCGAAGTTCATCATCACTCTGGCTGCCGACTACTGCGAGCAATGCAGTGACCTCGAATTCTGCGCGCTGCTTGAACATGAGCTATATCACATAGCCCAGGCTACCGATGACTATGGCGCACCGAAGTTCAACAAAGAGACCGGTATGCCGGTGCTCAAACTTCGCGGCCATGACGTCGAGGAATTCGTCGGAGTGGTCCGGCGTTACGGCGCCAGCAAAAACGTGCAGGAAATGGTGGATGCGGCTAACAGGCCGGCGGAGGTTGCTCATATCGATGTTGCCAGAGCTTGCGGGACGTGCATGCTGAAACTGGCGTGATTTTATACTGCTTTATACGGACGGTGGGTTATGGCTGCACTAAAACCAGAAGTGAGAGCCTTTATCGTTCAAGAGCTCGCTTGCTTTGATACGCCGTCCCAAATCGTCGAGTCCGTACAAAAAGAATTCAAGGTTCAGGTGACGCGCCAGCAGGTGGCATCGCATGACCCGACAAAGGCGGCAGGGAAAGGTTTGGCTCAAAAATGGGTCGACCTTTTCAACCGCACCCGAGACCGCTTCCTCAACGAAATCTCCGACATACCGATCGCCAACAAAGCCTACCGCCTGCGCGTCCTGCAGCGAATGTCTACGACTGCCGAAGGTATGAAAAACCTTGGCATGACAGCGCAGCTACTCGAGCAGGCTGCCAAAGAAGTCGGCGACGCCTATACCAACAAATTGAAGGTAGAAAGCACGGGTAAGGATGGCGGGCCGATCAAAACTGAAACAACCAATTTAACGCCACAGGAAGCCGCTGAGGTTTACAAAAAAATGATGGGTTAGCTATGCCTCTTCCATTCCCTTTCGACTTCAAAAATCCGGATTACAACGCTGTTTTTGAATGGCGAATGGAGCGGTTACAGCGCATACGCCAGCATCCCGAAATGCTTCCTGCGCTCAGGCAGTTTTACCGTGATAACCCTGCTCAGTTCATTATCGACTGGGGTATGACCACCGATCCTCGCAACCTGGATTATGGTCTACCTGTCACTATCCCGTTTCTTCTTTTCCCCCGACAAGAGGAGTGGATCAACTGGATAATGGAGCGCCGCTCTAAACTTGAACATGGGTTAACGGAGAAAAGTCGTGAAATGGGGCTTAGTTGGACATCTATTGGCCTTGCTTGCTCTCTTTGCCTGTTTAACAAAGAAATGGTGATTGGCTTCGGTTCCCGCAAAGAGGAATACGTTGACAGCACCGGCGACCCAAAAGCCCTTTTCTGGAAAGCCCGTAAATTCGTCGAAACGCTCCCGATAGAGTTTCGCGGAAAGTGGGACGAGAAAAAACACGCACCATATATGCGCGTCGAGTTCCCTGAGACTGGCGCTGTGCTGAAAGGCGAGGCTGGCGATAACATTGGTCGCGGAGACAGAACAACTCTGTATTTTGTGGATGAGGCTGCATTCCTCCAGCGGCCACTGCTAATTGACGCTGCGCTTTCGCAAACTACGCGCTGCCGTATCGATCTTTCATCAGTCAACGGGATGAGCAACCCATTCGCGCAGAAACGGCATAGCGGGAAAATCCCGGTATTCACATTCCACTGGCGCAGCGATCCGCGTAAGGATGATGAGTGGTACCGGAAAGAGTGCGAGAAAATTGATAACCCGGTCATCGTTGCGCAGGAGCTGGACCTCAACTATCAGGCATCAGCCGAAGGTATCCTGATCCCTTCTGAATGGGTTCAGGCCGCTGTAGATGCTCATATCAAACTTGGCATTGAGCCTACTGGTCAGCGCCTCGGAGCGATGGATATTGCGGACGAGGGGAAAGATAAAAACGGCTTCTCTGCCCGTTACGGCTTCCTGTTACAGGAGGTTGAAGAATGGTCTGGCGAGGGGAGTGATATTTACGCCTCAGTCGCTAAAGCATTTGGCTTCTGTGATGACTTCGGCATTGATGAGTTCCGGTTTGATGAAGATGGTCTTGGTGCAGGCGCTCGTGGTGATGCCAGGGTAATCAACGAACATCGTTATGCTGAGGGCCTACCGCAAATTATCGCCACCCCTTTTCGAGGAAGCGGCGCTGTATTTGATCCGGAAGATGAAGCCGTTCCCGGCGACAACGGCAAACAGGCACGTCTGAATAAAGACTTCTTTGCCAATGCCAAAGCGCAAAGCTGGTGGCACCTGAGAAAGCTTTTCCGTAACACTTTCCGCGCCCTGAGCGGGATGGATTACAACCCTGATGAAATCATATCGATAAGCAGCACGATGAAGAATAAAGATCGCCTGCTGATGGAATTGTCTCAGCCCACCTGGTCGAAAAATACTGTGGGAAAAATCCTCGTTGATAAACAACCTGACGGCACGAAGTCACCAAACCTCGCCGACTCGGTGATGATCTGTTACGCCCCAATGGATACCGCATTCGATATCTGGAAAAAACTCGGAGAATAACGCATGGCGAAGCAAACAAAACGAGTCGCCACAGCGGACTCTTACGATAACTTTGTCGCCCGCGTCGGGATGCAGCAGCCAAACCAGCACGCCGCATCCACGTATAAGGCGAACTATACCAGCCGTAACCGGCTGCTCATTGAGTGGGCGTACCGTTCGTCGTGGATCATTGGCGTAGCCGTTGACGCTATCGCCGACGACATGACCAAAAAAGGCGTGCGCATTACCAGCGAGATTGAACCGAAGCGGCGCGGCATTCTGGAATCGAAGTTTGAAGAACTTCAACTATGGGACGCTCTCAACGAGACGCTGAAATGGTCACGTCTTTATGGCGGAGCTGGTGCGCTGATCCTTATCGAGGGACAGGCTCCGTTAACACCGCTCATCCTCGACAAGGTTGGCAAGGGCAGTTTTAAAGGCCTGGCCGTTCTCGATCGCTGGATGCTCAACCCGCAGTTAACGCGCCGCATTAAAACGCTTGGGCCGCATCTCGGTAAGCCTGAATTTTACGACATCGTGACGACGGCGCAGGGATTACCCGCCTGGACGTTGCACCATTCCCGGCTGATTCGTATGGACGGTGTGAAACTTCCGTACCAGCAGAAAATCACCGAAAACGAATGGGGGATGTCGGTTGTTGAGCGCATCTTTGATCGCCTGACATCTTATGACAGTACCAGCGTCGGTGCGGCACAACTGGCCTATAAGGCCCATCTGCGCACAGCGAAGATTAAAAAGCTGCGTGAAATTATCGCTATGGGCGGTAAGCCTTTCGAAGCGTTGCTCAAGCAAATGGATTTGGTTCGCCAGTTCCAGACCAACGAAGGCATGTCACTTTTCGACGCAGAAGATACTTTCGAAACTCATTCCTACTCATTTGCCGGGCTATCTGACTTGTTGAGCGAGTTCAAAGAAGATATTGCCGGGGCCGTTGGAATCCCGCTGGTGCGTATGTTCAGGCAGTCGCCGAAAGGATTTTCCACTGGTGACGCAGACCTAGCTAACTACTACGGCGACGTGGGTACGCAGCAGGAGCGCGACTTACGCCCGCATATTCGCCTGCTGTTCGATGTACTGCACCGCTCGGAATTCGGCGAGCCTCTGCCGGATGATTTCACCTTTGAGTTTAACCCCCTGTGGCAGATGAGCGATACCGATCGCTCCACGGTGGCAACCAACACAACTACCGCTCTGGCAACCGCTGTGCGTGATTTGGGAATGTCGCCGGCTGCTGCGCTGACCGATTTACGCGAGCTGTCTGACGTTACCGGCATTGGTGCTTCAATTAGCGATGAGGATATCCAGAATGCGGCGAAACAGTGGCAGGAGACTGAATCTGAAACCAGCCCTCCGCCGCCGATCGGAGGTCCAGTATCAGAAAAGCCTACTGGCGATAGTCGACCAGATAAATCAAATCGTCACGGGTTCCTACGATGGTTCACAGGCAAGCGCTGAGAGCATTGCTAAATCGCTTGTTGACTACTCCGGGGTGATCGACGACTGGGCCGAAATGGTCGGTCGAAAGATGTTTGCCCAGGTGGAGCGTGAAGAGTGGAATCAGTGGCGTTCTGTTTCGGAAGAAATATCCGCTGGTCTGCGTGACGTGATTGGTAACACTCCTGTCGGCATGGTGGCGCAAGATATCGTTTACCGACAGATTCGCTACATGAAGTCTCTGCCATTAGAGGCGGCCGGACGTGTCAGGGAAATTCAGGAGCGTGCGATACAGGCTGTCATCCATGGTGAGCGCCCCGATCAGCTTTACGAGATGATCATGCAATCCGGTGACGTGGCGGCCAGCAGGGCGCGGATGATAGCCCGCACTGAGATAGGGCGTGCAACTGGCGCATTAACTCAGGCTCGGGCGTTATCCGTTGGTTCTGAGGGGTATTGGTGGCGTATTGAAGGTGCAGGCACCAGGCCATCACACCGAAAAATGAAAGATAAGTTTGTGCGCTGGGATAGCCCGCCAACGCTCGATGGCATGACCGGACACGCCGGGTGCCTGCCTAACTGCAAGTGTTGGTCGGAAGTGCAAATACCTGACCCTGTAAAATAACAGGCCGCCAATGAGCGGCCTTTTCAATGCCCGCAATTCAGCAGGTAACCCATGAAATATTTCTTTAAAACCCGCCTGGGTAATACCCGCTTTCAACTTGCTGATGGGTCAGTCCTGTTTAAGGACGTCCCGATCGCAAGGACTGGTGAGCAGGTATATGGCGCTGAGGAGCTGCCTGACCTGCAGCCTGATAGCCACGGACTCATAACCGTACAGCGCACGCCTGAAGAAGTTTTCAGCGAGCGCACTATCGCATCGTTTGAGGGTATGGCCGTCACGATAGGCCACCCCAAAGACTTCAGCGGAAACATCATCTTCGTCACGCCAGAAAACTGGCGGCAACTCTCTAACGGCCACATCCAGAATGTTCGCCGAGGCGCGGGTGATAAATCAGACCTGCTGCTGGCGGACGTCATTGCCAAAACGCCTGAGGCCATTCAGGCAGTGGAGAACGGCGACGAAGAGGTGAGCTGCGGTTATGACGCTGACTACCGACAAATCTCGCCGGGCATCGCAGAGCAGTACGCGATAACCGGTAATCATCTGGCCTTTGTCCCTAACGGGCGGGCTGGTTCACGTTGTGCATTGGGAGACGCTATGCCGAGCACTACTAAAAACTGGTTTACCCGGCTGTTGAAGGCCCGTAAAACCAACGATGCCGCCGAAATGGCGAATCTGATCGATAACCCGCCGGATAATCTGACTGGCGATGACGATGTGACATCCTCCATGACACCCGGCGGAGTGGTCATTAACCTTGCGCCGCAAAATCCGCTTCCCGGCCCGGCATTGCCTGGCACTGGCGATGAAGGCGGAGAAGTCCCCGACTGGGCGCAGGCCATCATTGCCCGTCTGGATAAGCTGGAAGGCATGGAGCGTCAGGAGCAATCGACTGGTGATGAAGATCCAGAAGAGAAGGATGAGGAGGAAGGCAAAGTAACCGGTGATGCCGCTTATCGCGCCGATCTGATTCAGCCAGGCATCCAGTTGCCAGAAAAGGCTAAGCCGACAGCGTTCAAACGCCAGGTGCTCGCCTCTGCAGATCAATCTCTGGTGCGCTCTATTGTCGGTGATGCCGATATCAGCAAGCTGAAAAAAGCTACGGTAGATATGGCTTTCACGGCTGTTTCTGAGCTGGCGAAAAACCGCAACACCAAAACCGTCGACAGCCTGCAAACGCAGACTGCCACCACTGTTAAAACCATTGCCGGTATGAATCAGGCCGCGCAGGAATTCTGGTCTAAACGAGGCTAACCAATGGGTAATACATTTCTTTACCGGATGCCTGCAGGCATCGCCGGGGCAATTTCTCGTCCGCAGGATCTGACGGTTGAACCTCAACTGCTGGACTCCTCCAACCTTTTCCCCGCTTACGGCCTTGGCGGCAAGATTTCCTCCGGGAAATTTGTGCCAATCGCTGCGAGCGACGAAGCGTCGGTGCTGGTGGGCATTTACGTTCGTCCGTATCCGACCGCCAGCCAGCCGGATAAAGTCCAGCAGGTAGGCAGCGGTAAAAACTTCACCGGCGATTGCCTGGTACGTGGCTACGTCACGGTAAACATCGGCGCGGATGCATCCAGCGTCGCGCTGCATGGCCCGGTTTATATGCGAGTGGCCACACCATCCGCCTCAAGCCCTCTCGGCGCGTTCCTTGCCGCCGCTGATGGCTCGAATACCGTCCAGATCACTAACGCTTACTTCAATGGCCCTGGCGATACCAGCGGCAACATTGAGCTGGCCTTCAATATTTAAGGAAATCGCAAATGCCAATGACATTTGACCAGGCGACAGTCGACGGCACTGGTGCCTTTCTTGTCCATGAGCTGGAGCGTCTCGATCAGACACTGAATCTGCCGCTGGTGAATTTCACCTGGTCGCGCGATATCCAGTTGCGTGAAGATGTGTCTATTGCTGACGAGATCAGCTCGTTCACTAACACCACCTTTGCTGCTGCAGGTACACCGAATGCCAACGGTAAAAACTGGCTGAGCAAAGCCGCGACCGCGATGGCTGGCCTTAACGTCGACATCGCAAAAACTGGCTTCCCGCTTACTCTGTGGGGTATGGAGCTTGGCTGGACCGTTCCCGAATTGCAGGCAGCTGCGCAGGTTGGTCGCCCGATCGACACGCAGAAGTACGACGGCATGCAGCTGAAGTGGAACATGGACACGGACGAGCAGGTTTATATCGGCGATTCCGGTCTGAACGTTAAAGGACTGCTGAACCTGACGCAGGTAACGCCGACCAACGCCGCGAAGACCTGGGCGACCTCCACCGCTGACGAAATCCGGGCGAGCATTAATGCCGGGCTAAGTGCAGCGTGGGCCAACTCAGCTTACTCCATGGTACCGACGGACCTGCTGATCCCGCCGGAGCAGTTCTCTCTGCTGGCAAGCACCATCGTATCCAGCGCTGGTAACCAGTCACTGCTGACCTATCTGGAAACCAACACCATCGCATACCACCAGAACGGGCGTCCTCTGAACATCCGTCCGGTGAAATGGGCGAAAGGTCGTGGCGTGTCGAACTCTGATCGCATGATGTTCTACACCAACGACAAGAAATACGTTCGCTTCCCGATGGTTCCGCTGATGAGCGTGCCGATCCAGTATCGCGGCCTGTATCAGCTCGTAACCTATTACGGCAAGCTGGGTGCAGTAGAGCCGGTTTATCCGGAAACTCTGGCCTACGTCGACGGCATCTAACCTGCGGCGGCCCGAAAGGGCCGCTCATGAGGACTTGCAATGAAAAAGATTTACGTACTCTCCCCGTTTAACTTCAACGACGGCAAAGAGCAAAAGCATTTCCCGGTTGGCTTCCACGACGTCGATGACACGGTTGCTGATCACTGGTTCGTAAAAGCGCACTGTTCACCGGATGGCGAAGCGCCAGCGATTGCAGAAGACCCGCGAATTGCTGAGCTGGAAGCAAAAATCGCCGAGAAAGACGCGCGCATTGCTGAACTCGAAGCGCAATTGCCGGAGACTACCAATAATGGCAAGAAATCAAAGTCTGCCGACGCCTGAGCAGTTCAGGGCAACCTTTCCGCAGTTCGCTGACGATACAAAGTACCCCACGCCAATGATCCAGACTCGACTGAATCTTGCTGATGCCATGTTGAGTGAGTCGCGCTTTGGCGTGGATATCTTTCCCTACATCGTCGGGCTGTATGTTGCGCACTACATGTACCTTTACGCTGCCGATATGCGTGGTATGGCTGTGGGTACTGCTGGTGGTGTAAATAGCGGCATACAGACCGCGAAATCAGTGGATAAGGTTTCAGCCAGTTATGACGCAAGCGCAACCCTGGACCCTAATGCCGGTTTCTGGAACAACTCCCGTTACGGATCGGAGTTCTGGGAATACCTGATGATGTTTGGTGCCGGAGCGGTTCAACTGGGGACGCCGGAATGAAAAGCGGGTTAACGGTTCGCGAGGACAATTACGCCAGTGTTCTCGACGCGCTGAAACAGTTATCCGGTACTGATGTGTTGGTGGGGATTCCTGCGGATAAGGCCGAGAGGGAGGATGGGGCACCATATAACAACGCTGAGTTGGGTTATTTGCACTCGACAGGGGCCACCATCACAATCCCTGAGCACACAACAACCATTTATCGCCAAGTGGATGCACATGGTGATTTAAAGCGGAATGGTCGATTTGTTAAGGCATCAAAAAGCAATTTTTCTACCACGCACACGGTTCCTGCGCAGGTGGTCACGATCCCGCCACGACCTTTCCTTGATATCGGCATTGAGGATTCTCGCGATAAGACGACGGCCAAGCTAAAACTCGCTGCGCGGGCGGCGCTTGACGGTAACGCCGTGTTGGCTGAGAAACACCTTGAGTCCGCTGGACAGGTTGCCCGCGATGCGGCAAAGGCGGTTATTGGCGATGGTGACCGACTGACGCCACTTTCGGAAAAAACGAAAGCCAGACGCCGTAGTAATGGTCAGGACGTAAAACCGCTTTATGACCATGGGTTCCTTTTGCGGGCGATTAACTACGTGGTGAGGAAAAAATAATGCCGTTTCTCGATGTGACTGATGTTCTGCTGGACCCGGATTTTGTTGATCTAACGCTAGTATGTCACCGGCAGATGCAGACGGTCGACGAGGATAACTTCCCGGTCAATACGCCGCAGGATATCCCGTTTACTGGCGTGGTGACCGTTGACCGCTCGCTGGAAGCGAAGCGTATGGCCGCCGGACAGAACATCAACGGGGCCATTCTCATCGTGACGCAGTTCAGGCTGACTCAGGGGCAACCCGGATTAGATGCCGATATCGTAACCTACCGCGGGCGAGATTATCGTGTGACGTTTGTCGACCCGTATACGGCGTACGGTGCCGGGTTCGTTCAGGCGCATTGCGAGCTTCTGGAATTCGACGGGGGAACGCCAATTGAGTAACGACAGCACAACGGCGGGATATCTGACCCCCGTCGGTGATTCACCGCCCTACGATGAGGATCTGGAACGGCTAATCAGCCGCTGGATACGGGGTGTGACAGGGCTGGCTGCCACGCTGGTTTACCCACGCTGGACTGACCCGCAAAAGCAGATACCCAAAAACGGCACCACCTGGTGCGCGTTCGGTATCACCGGCATTCAGGAGGACTTCAACCCTGCGTACGTGCAGGGCGAAGAGAACACCGAACAGTGGTCGCATGAGACCGTGAGCCTGATCTTGTGCTTCTATGGCCCGCAGGGGCTGGCAATGGCCACGCGCTTTCGTGACGGTCTGCTGGTCTCGCAGAACAATGACGAGCTCAACCGCTCAGGCCTGACATTTCTGCAGCATGGGCGGATCCTCAATCTGCCCGAACTCATCAATAACCAGTGGGTGCGCCGGTACGATATCAGCGTTGACCTGCGCCGCAAAATCATCCGCCAGTACGGCATTCAATCGCTGGTCGACGCGCCAGTGCAATTTTTTGGAGATTAAAACATGGCACAGGGCTTACCTGTTTCCAATGTCGTTAACGTTGACGTCATCATGTCACCGGTAGCGGCAACGGGGCGAAACTTCGGTGCGCTCCTCATTCTGGGAACCTCTACCGTTATTCCGGTTACCGAGCGCATTCGCCAGTATTCGGCCATTGAAGATATCGGCGATGATTTTGGCGTTGACTCCCCGGAATACGAAGCAGCGACCATCTTCTTTTCACAATCACCAAAACCCACGCTGGTCTATATCGGCCGTTGGGCGAAGACGCTGGCGGAAGGAGAGGCCGGGGCGGTGGAAACCTTGCTACAGGCCGTTAATGCCTGCCTTCAGTATACCAACTGGTACGGGCTGGCAATTGCCGACAGCGCCGATCTGGTTGAGGCTGACGTGATTTCCGTTGCTGCTGCTATTGAGGCATCCAGCTTAAGCCGCATTCTGGCCGTTACCACTGCTGATGTGAATGTGCTGGTGGCCGGAAATACCGACAATATCGGCTACAAACTGAAAGCCGCTGGCTATGCCCGCACATTCTGGCAGTACAGTTCCAGCAGCAAATACGCCGCTATCTCGGCCTTTGGCCGCGCATTCACGGTGAATTTCACCGGCAGCAATACCACGATCACACTGAAGTTTAAAACCGAGCCTGGTATTACCTACGAGACGCTGACAACCGCACAGGCCGCAGCCATTGATGCCATTAACGGTAACGTCTACGTCTACTACGCCAACGATACGGCAATTATCCAGCAGGGTGTGATGGCGAACGGTGATTTCTTTGATGAGCGGCATGGCCTGGACTGGCTGCAGAACTACGTTCAGACCAATCTCTACAACCTGCTGTACACCTCGACCACAAAAATTCCGCAGACCGACGCGGGCGTAACCCGGTTAATGACCAACGTCGAAGCGTCACTCGACCAGGCGGTAAATAACGGCCTCATTGCTCCGGGTGTCTGGAACGGCGGCCCGATCGGTCAGATTGAATCAGGTGACACGCTGACCAAGGGTTACTACGTCTACGCCGATTCAGTAGATAACCAGGCACAGTCTGACCGTGAAGCGCGGAAGTCGCCGGTGATTCAGGCGGCGCTTAAGCTGGCGGGCGCTATTCACTATGGCGACGTACAGATCAACGTGGTTCGTTAAGGGGGAATAAATGGGAAACACTTACAGTTTTATTGACGTCTCGGCCTCCCTTACCGGTCCGACCGGTAGTATCGATCTGGGCTATGGCTCGGCGAACTCCGAAGAGGGCATTACGGTCACTATGACCGAGGCGAAAAACACCATGACCGTCGGAGCTGATGGTGAGGTGATGCACAGCCTGCACGCCGGAAAAAGCGGCGCTATCACGGTAACTTTGCTGAAAACCTCCCCGGTAAACAAAAAGCTCTCGCTGATGTACAACGCACAGAGCCTGTCCTCGGCGACGTGGGGCAATAACGTCATCGTCATTCGCAACAAAGTATCAGGTGATACCACTACAGCGCGTTCTTGTGCTTTCCAGAAGCAACCCGATCACGCTAACGCCAAAGTCGGCAATACGGTTTCCTGGGTCTTTGACTGCGGCAAGATTGATCAGCTGCTTGGGGAGTTTTAACAGATGGAATTTGAAATCAAAGGCGTTAAATACCGCACCGCAAAGCTCGATGTTTTCCAGCAACTGAAGGTTAGCCGCAAACTGCTGCCGGTGCTGGCCGGGCTGGTTTCTGACTTTGGCACGCTGAAATCCATGATGGTCAGAGACAGCGAGGGCAAGCTGGTTTTCGGTGAGAAAAGGGCATTCGACGCTCTGGATATCGTCCTGCCGAAGATTGCCGATACGCTGGCAGCTCTGCCTGAAGAGGACGTTAACGCGGTGATTCATCCGTGCCTGGGCGTTGTTATGCGCCAGCATGAAAAAGGGTGGGTGAAAATTTTCGATCAGGGCGCGCTGATGTTCGACGATATCGACCTGTTCACGATGCTGCAGCTGGTGGCGCGGGTGGTCGCCGACAGCCTGGGAAATTTTTTGAAAGAACTCCCAGGCAGCGGGACGCCTACCCAGCCATAGGTCCTGTCCTCGAATCCATGCCAGAGGGTGAGGATTTCCTGATGCGCCCGGTGGATGCCGGGCTCATCCCTTACACCGCCCTGAAAGATGGGTCAGTTGATCTGGCTGATATTGCCCGTATGAATGACTGGCTGGACCTGAAAGCCGATAACGAAAACCGTATAGCGAAATGGAGAGAGGACAATGAACGCTGAAACGCTCAAGGACTTTCTGATCTCGCTTGGGTTTAACGTTGATGAGGCCGGTGCTAAAAAGTTCGATGCTGTAGTGGCGGGTACGACGCTGAAAGCGATTGAGCTTGGCGTAAAGGTCGAAGCGGCAGCGCTTTCTGTTGTCGCGTTCACCGCCAAAATAGCCAGCAGCCTCGACAACCTCTATTGGGCCTCTCAGCGCACCGGAGCGACGGTAGAGGGCATCAAGCAAATCGGGTATGCAGTTAGCCAGGTAGGCGGCAGCGCCGACTCAGCGCGTGGATCGCTTGAGAATCTGGCACGGTTTATCCGCAATAACCCAGGCGCGGAAGGTTTCCTGAACCGGCTGGGGGTTCAAACGCGTGATGCCAGCGGCAATATGCGGGACATGGCGACGATCTTTACCGGCGTCGGCCAGCATCTTAGCAGCATGCCGTATTACCGCGCGAACCAGTACGCTCAAATGCTGGGTCTGGATGAAAACACCCTGATGGCAATGCGTCGCGGTATCGGCCAGTTTAGTGGCGAATACACCGCGATGGCGAAGGCAATCGGCTATAACGCCGATGTGGCCGCCGTCAGCTCCAATAAATTCATGACCTCGCTGCGCTCCTTTGGGCTGATGGCAGGCATGGCGCGGGATAAAATCGGCTCCAGTCTCGCTGATGGACTGGCTGGCTCTCTCGACAGGCTGCGCCGCCAGATACTGGAAAACTTCCCGAAAATTGAAGGGGCTATCACTGCTGGTGTCAAAGGTGTCCTGTGGTTTGGTGAAATCATTGGCCGGGTGGTTTATCGGTTGATACAGCTCACCGGGGACATTATCAACTGGTGGAAATCACTCGGTACCGAAACCAGACAGGTTATCGAGGTGTTTGGGGCGCTAATGATTGCCTGGCGTCTCCTGAATAGTGCCTTTGCGATGTCGCCTATTGGGCGCGTCATTATGCTGGGTGCTGCGCTGATAGGTCTTTACGACGATTACCGTACATGGAAAGAAGGCGGCCAGTCGCTTATAGACTGGGGAAAATGGGAGCCGGGTATCAAATATGCCCAAAAGGCTTTTGCCAGTCTCAGTAAGGATTTCGGCGGTATCTATGTGAAGGTTAAAGACCTTGGCTCTGCCATCGTCGATCTGGGTAAACGATTCCTTGAATTCATTGATATCGATACGTCGAAGTTCAATGGAAAGTGGCTATTTGACCAGATTATCGAAAGTGTCCGCAGCTCGATAAAAATCCTCGGCTCGCTGGTGGATGCGCTTCGCAAGGTAATAAGCGGGGACTTCTCCGGCGCATGGGACTCACTGAAAGGGGCTGCAACTGCCTGGAGCGAAAGCCCGATAATCAAGGGGGCGGCATCTGTCGGCCAGGGGTTATGGGATAAAGCTGTTGACTGGTGGAATGGAGATGAGCCAGAGCAGCACGCCCAGTCTGCAAGGCGTGGTGAAGGAAAGACCCTGGCCGATCGCAATAACAACCCCGGCAATATTCGCCCGGTGGGCGGCGGGGGATTTCGTACCTTTCAGAGCGCCCTTCATGGCTGGACCGCCATGAAAAACCAACTGATGCGGTACTTTACCGGGAAAACGACCGGCAGACGTCTGCAGACCATCATGGATATCGTCAGTACCTGGGCGCCAGCAGGGGACAATAACGACCCAGCTAAATATGCCCGTGACGTTGCTGGCTGGATGGGAGTGTCACCCACAGCAGCCCTGAACCTGACAGATCCGAATACCATGGGGGCTCTTATGCAGTCCATGGCCCGCAAAGAGGGATACGCGAACTGGCGCAGCCCGATGGCGTACCAGGCTGCTGGTGCGCAGATTCAGCAGCATAATACCTACCACATTCAAGGGGGGAATGCTCAGGAGATCGGGCGAGAGGTCAGCAGGCAGGTGGATGAGAAGGCGCAGGCGTTAGGCAGAAATCAGTCGGGGATGGGTTAATGGATATTCTTTCTACTTTGTTTCATCAGCAGACGCGGCGGATTGGGCCGAGTGCAAACCTGATAGTCCCCAGCGTCGTCATATCCGAAAGGCATTCAGACACACTGGAGATTACCGAACACCCGGTTGAGGTCGGTGCTGCAATTTCTGACCACGCCTATCGTCGGCCATATGAGGTGGTGATGCAGGTCGGTTTTGCTGGTGGTGGTTCGCTGCTTGATTTGCTGGATACCACTTCCTTTGGGGTAAGTACGGGGCTGAGCCCGAAGGAGGTCTATCAGAACCTGCTGGACCTCCAGAATAGCCGTGTGCCGTTCGATGTGGTAACCGGAAAGCGGATTTACACCAATATGCTGATCCGCGCGATAGAGGTAACCACTGATCGCACGTCAGAGAATGTACTCTCCGCTGTTCTGACGCTGCGCGAGGTCATTATTACCAGCACCACTACCAAGCAAGTAGCGGCTAAAGCCGATATGAAGTTGGGTGCCAATACCTCGGCAGTGCAGGATAGCGGGGTAAAAACGTCTAAGCCGGTAGCTAATGAATCAGCGCTTAAATCGTCGGGGGTCTTTGATGGGCTTAAAGGCACGAGGCTTGGCAACATTATAGGTATTCAGTAATGGCAATCAGAGAAATACCGCTCTCACCTGAGAACCAGAAGTTTTCTATATCTCTGGCGGGGCAGAATTATCAGATGTCGGTATCGTGGCGCGCATCGTTCTGGTCTCTGGACATCATGGATAGCGGAGGCTCTGACCTGATTAAGGGCATTCCGCTAATCACCGGCGCTGACTTGCTGGCCCAATATACTCATCTTGGGCTGGGATTTGCGCTTTGTGTGGGTTGCGATAACCCGGCGAACGAAAACCCCACCGAAACCGATCTCGGTATAAACAGCCATCTCTATGCTGTAACGGAGTAAAAATGTCTCAGAACTGGATGCGGCACTTCGAATTGCAGTTAGTCGATTCAAAGGGAAGCACCACTGATTTTGGTAGCTTCAAGGTCACGTTTAACATCGACTGGTTTAATCTCAGCAGCGAAACGCGCGTGGGAACCTTCAAAATCTATAACCTTTCGGCACCTACCGTTAACAAAATTGTTGGTAAAGAATTTACCCGGATCAGAATCATCGCCGGGTATGATGGCATTGCTCAGGATGTTTCTGCCAGCCAGGTAGGTGTTGCGCGAACGGTAAACCCCGACGAAGTGGGGCAGATGGACGGCCGAAATTATGGGCTTATCTTTGATGGCGAGATCCGCTACACCATCACAGGCAAGGATAACCCCATCGACAGTTTTGTGCTTATTCAGGCGGCCGATTCCCATCGTGCTTTCGTTACCACGATGACCGCACAAACCCTTGCCGCCGGGTATACGGTTGCAGATTTCAACCGTGCCCTGATGAAAGACTTTAACGCCAATGGCGTGACGGAAGGTAACACACCGGCCATGCCAGCGACGGTATACCCGCGCGGACGGGTGCTGTTTGGGATGACCCGCAATCTTATGGATAATGTCGCCGAGCAGTGCAAGGCTGACTGGATGTTTGTTGATGGCAAACGGGAAATGGTGTCAAGGGATAAGGTGGTACACGATGCTATCAAGCTGAATAGCGAGACAGGGATGATTGGTATGCCGCAGCAGACCATAGGCAGCGGGGTGAATGTCCGCTGTCTGATTAACCCCAACATTCGAATCAATGGACTTATCGAGCTGGATCAGGGCTCAGTTTATCGTACGGCGCTGGGTAGCAGCGATATAGCTATGACGCGGGGGCGCATCACCGACCAGAACAATAACGGCAACATCACCATTGAAGGTACTACCGCGCAGCCTGCGAGCATTGCGACCGATGGCGTTTATAAAGTTATCGGCATTATGTACACTGGTGATACAAGGGGCCAGGCGTGGTACATGGACATGATGTGTGAAGCGCGTGGCGCGCAGGATCTTCGTTCTGCATCGTCTTTGCAACGGGAAGGTTGATAATGAAAAGGTTGGCTTTAGTCGGGTTATTCCTCTTGCCGGGATTGTCACTGGCTGCGAACAGTGGCGGCATAACCTTGCAATGCGCAGGCTACAAGCTGGAGCTAATTCCTGATTCAATGTTTAGGATTAATGGGGAATACGTTACGTCACAGAAAATTAAAACCCTCGGTGACGGTAACGGGATGAAGGCTGATATGGGGCTGATGCCTGCCAAAGACGGCAACAACTACGGATTTGAATACGTTCGCTACCCCGGCACTGAAAAGCGATTTCTTAACGTCCAGCTCCTGCAAGCCAGCATGGACGCACCGAAGATTATCGGGTCATTTCCGTGTAAAAAGGTCGCAGATTAAAGCCCACTTAGGTGGGCTTTTTGTTAACCATTTTCTCTAACTCTTCAACCCGCTTCGTTAAGTCTGCAACAAAGCTATCCGCCTTTGTTCCTTTGGCTGCCGTCCAAAATTCTATAGCCGCCACCAACTCAGCATTGACTGAGCGCTTGTTTGCCTCAGCCAGGGCTTGTACAGAATCTTTCAATTCCTGAGAAATTCGGATGTTGATCTGTGGGTCTCTGCTCATGTTGAAGGGCCGTGGTTAAAAAGTGTATTGACATGATAGCCATGTGCTACTATTCTTTCAATGGTAGCCAATGGATACTAAATGGATATCAACATGAATAAGACTAGCAGAAATCCGCAAGTAAACATCAGGATGCCTGATGACCTAAAAAAGTCGCTGAAGGAGATTGCAGAAGAGAAAGACAGGTCGCTGAACTATGTAATTGTTCAAGCGTTAAAAGATTTTGCCGCTAAATGCAGTGAAGCCCCGGCAGTGCGCTAACACCCCGAGGCTTCTTATTTACCAGTTAACGTCGAGAAAACTGACATGAATAGTGTACAGAACAAAGAGCTAACTTTCCACAACACCAGTTTTGCTTACATGGAAATGGGTGGTCAGGTCTGGCTGACGGCTACCGAAGTTGGTGAAGCTCTGGAGTACGCTGACGATAAAGCAGTGCAGCGCATCTACTCTCGTCATGCTGATGAGTTTACAGCACAAATGACAGGGGTGGTCAAACTGACCACCCCTTCAGGAAAGCAGGAATCACGCGTTTTCTCTCTGCGTGGCGCCCACCTTGTTGCGATGTTTGCTCGCACACCAAAGGCCAAAGAGTTCCGCCGCTGGGTGCTGGATATTCTGGATCGGGAAGTGGTTCATTCGCCGATTGCGAAGCAGTTCAGTGATGATGAACTTTGCTCTCTGGCATGGTTATGGCGAGCAAGTGACATCATGCTTACAGCTTGTGAGAGTGTCACTCCATTGCTGAAGGTGGCCGAGCATCGGCAGGCCGGGCGCTTTCACACAATCGGTCAGGAGTTGCCGCGGACAATTAACAAGGCAAGGGCGCTCATTAGCCGCGAGACGGCGCATATCGAGTTTCACCCATGGAAGGATGACAACTGGAGCAGGGTATTACCACACCTGAGACAGGAGATGTTGCAGTGATGCAAAAAGAAAAACCGCCAGTTACAGCTGGCGGCTTATGTCACACCCTTACTACCACATAAGGAATGTCGAATGACTTCTAAAAATGTAGCAAATGTAGGTTCAATTGTCACTGATAAAACCATTGACAGCCAGTCACTGCTTGAAATGGTAAATCAGGCGCGTAAGCAATGCGGTGAAAAAGAGGTTCGTAACAATGTCTTCATGGATCGCATTAAAGACGAGCTTGAGGGGGAGTTTTACAAGATTTTTGTAAAACCCTCTGGCGGTATCGGAGGTCGCCCGGTAGAGGTGGCAGAGATGAGTATCAAGCAAGCTCTTCGCGTGGCCGCGCGCGAGTCAAAAGCCGTTCGCCGCTCGCTGGTTGATAAGCTGGAAGACATGCAGGTTATCCAGAACCCAACCACAAGCAATTCTGGTCTTCCTGAGTACCGGCTTGCCAAAGCGGAGCAATTGAAGGCTCAGGCGTTGGAGAAAAACATCGCATCGGCCCGCGAGTTGATGTCAATGTTCCCGCGCCTTGGCGAATCAGCTAACCAGGTGATCGTTGCCACGCTTGTTAACCCGCTACTCGGACACGAAGTTGTACCGCTGCCGGTGATTGAAGAGCATTACGCAACGGCCGGAGAGGTGGCGGCGCAGATCGGTTGCACTGCAAACAAGGTTGGCCGCGTGGCAAACAAACACAACCTGAAAACTGAGCAGTACGGCAAGTTCTTTCTGGATAAGTCGAAACACTCAGACAAGCAAGTTGAGGCTTTCCGTTACAACGCAGAAGGGGTAAAGGCATTGCGCCACCTGATCCATGGCGCAGATGTAGCCTAACTATCTGATAATAAATCTAAGCATTAATTAGTGCTTCGAAAACCAAACCTCGCTTCGGCGAGGTTTTTATTGCCCGGAGTAAACCAAATGGCAGTATCCGATAAAACCCGCAGTGGGGCGCTTGCTGAGGTTCTGGCGTCAGAGAGAAGGACGATCAACGAACAACTTCGCGTTGCAATGCCCGGCATCATCCAGTCTTTTGATCCTGACGCAGTGACCGCCGTGGTGCAGCCGGCGATCCGCTACATCGAGCGCGATAACGACGGCAACAAATTAACGAATGATTATCCACTGCTGGTAGATGTTCCTGTCGTTTTCCCTCGCGGCGGTGGCTGCACACTGACTTTCCCCGTTAAAGAAGGCGATGAATGCCTTGTTATCTTTGCAGACCGCTGCATTGATTTCTGGTGGCAAAGCGGAGGTATTCAGGAGCCGGTAGACGAGCGCATGCATGATTTATCCGATGCCTTCTGCATTGTCGGCCCGCAGTCTCAGGCTAAGAAAATCGGCGGTATCAGCACCAGTGCGGTAGAGCTGCGCAGTGATGACGGGGAAACAAAGTTGAGCCTTAATCCTGCCAGCGGAGCTATCAATGGCACGGCACCTGGAGGTTTTAACCTGAACGGGCTTAAAATTCTTTCGGACGGCCGCCTGCAGCTGGTGGATGGCTCAGTCGTTGATAAGCATACGCATGGTGGCGTTGAGTCTGGTGGCAGCAGTACAGCACCACTCGGAGGGTGATATGCGATACCGTCGAGAAGATGACGATGGGGATTACACCTTCGGTCAGGGTGATGATACCTGGCTGGTTAACTCCCCCGAGGCTGTCGCGCAGGCCATTAAAACGCGCTTTCTGCTTTGGTACGGGCAGTGGTTCCTCGATACCACGGAGGGAACCCCGTGGATTCAGTCCGTTTTGGGTAAGCAAAAGCCGGATACCTACAACCTCGCTATCCGTAAGCGGATCCTCGAAACGCAGGGGGTTAGCTCAATCACTGCATTTAATACCACCGTTGACGGCACCACGCGCCGTGTAACGTTCACAGCAACGGTGGAAACCATCTACGGGACAACCACAGTAACTTCGGAGGCGTAATGTCTTTGGACCTCGACACACTCGGCTTATCGGCAACGGTAACCGCTGAGGGGATAAGTGCGCCCGACTATCAGACCGTTCTGGACACCATCACCGGCTATTTTCAGCAGATTTATGGCAGTGATGCCTATCTTGACCCGGACAGCAAAGACGGCCAGATGGTCGCTCTGGTGGCTCTGGCCATTCACGATGCCAACAACACGGCCATTTCTGTTTACCGGTCATTTTCTCCGTCGACGGCGCTGGACGACGCATTAACCAGTAACGTCAAAATTAACGGCATCGCTCGCCGGGCTGCGACAAACTCTACGGTCGATGAGCTGATCGAAGGTGAGGCAGGAACGTTAATCACAAACGGCTCTGTGAAAGATGCCAACGGCATCATCTGGAATCTTCCTGCTCAGGTGACAATTGGTATTGATGGGACGGTTATTGCTACAGCGACGTGTTCTGTTGCTGGCGCTGTGGCGGCCCCTGCCGGGTCAGTTAATAAGATAAACACCCCGACACGAGGCTGGGTATCAGTAACTAACCCGCAAGCGGCTACGGTAGGCGTTGCTGCCGAAACAAATGCTGAATTGCGTGTCCGGCAATCACAGAGCGTTGCTTTACCGTCTCTGACGCCGTTTGAGGCGGTAGATGGTGCGATAGCAAATATCAGCGGCGTAACCCGTCACAAGCTGTATGAGAACGATACAGATACCACTGATGCAAATGGCCTGCCTCCGCACTCGATCGCGGCCATTGTCGAAGGTGGTGATGCTACGGTCATTGCAAACAGCATTCGTGGTGTGAAAGGGCAGGGCGTAACACCCTACGGTAGTACGGTGATTGTTGTGCCTGATAAGTACGGAAACCCTCACCCGGTAGGTTTTTCAAGGCCGGTCGATGTACCCATTTACGTGAAAATCACTATCGAGCCCCTTACGGGTTACACATCCCAGGTCGGCGAAGAGATAAAGGCGGCTGTATCTTCCTACATTAACTCTCTGGCAATCGGCGCCAGCGTTCTTCTCAGTCGCGTTTACTCACCGGCTAACCTGGGCGTCGTTAGTGGAGGCAATGCCCGGTATTACGACATTACCGAATTGCTGATTGGGACATCTTCGGCAGGAGTGGCTGCGACCAATATCGTAATAGCTTTCGATCACTCCGCATCCTGCAGGGTTGCGGACATTAATCTGGAAGTGTCTGTATGAGTAAATACACTGACAGGATAACGAACTATCACGCAGGGAAACCTAAGTTTTTTGCACACATTGACCTCTCAACGCGACCGTTAATCGACGTTTCAGCCGCAATGACAGGCATGATTCAGGATTTCGACATTGATACCGCCATCGGCCAGCAGCTGGATATTCTGGGTGAATGGATAGGCCGCAAGCGCAGAGTCAGGACGCCTATCTCTGGCGTGTATTTCTCGTGGGATACAGAGAAACTTGGCTGGGACCAGGGCGTCTGGCAGGGACCTTTCGATCCTGATGATGGGTTTCTTGACCTGAGTGACGAAGTTTATCGACTGGTGCTAAAAGTCAAAATTGCTATAAATAACTGGAACGGGCAGAACGACACATTGCCTGAGATTCTCGACAATGCCCTGAAAGGATCGGGTATTCGTATGGCAATTGTCGATAATCAGGATATGTCCATTTCTATATGGATACTTCCTGACCCTACGGTTGTTATCAGTGAAATTGACAGGATGATTCTCGATAGCGCAGTTAATAAGGGGCCATTCATCGCATTACCTCCCGGTTACGTTCCATCTCGTTATGACCTGAATCCCATCGATCAGGTTAATGCTGAATTATGGTGGGCTATACAAAACGGATATATGACCGTTAAAGCTGCGGGTGTAAAGGTGAGGGAAATACAGATGCCGTCAAATGGTGGCTATTCTTTTTTTGGTTTTGATGTGGATAACGAATATATATCCGGATTTGACTCTGGTAACTGGGGAGAAGATTTATAATGCCTACCAATGATTTTAAAGCTTTTGCAACTGGAAACGGCGCAAACGTAATTTCTCAGGCTGATTATTTAGCCCTTGCTGCGTTAGTAAGCGGATTTTCATCTGGTAAAGCTTCTTCCGCGCAGGTGAATAAAGCTCTCAGGCAGGCCACGGTAATGGCTAATGTCCTTGCTCAGTTTATCGCGGATTCAGCAAATGTAGATGTGCTAGATGACGGTAATACAGCAGCAATTCTTTCTAACCTTAAAAATAGTATGCCTGGCCGCCTTTTGGGTGTGCAAGTTGTCACCAGTAGCGCGCTGATTACTAAATCAGCCGGTGCAAAAAAATGGCGCATCAGAGCTCTGGGTGCGGGAGCTGGAAGTTCTGCCGCTCCGGCTACCGATGCTGGGCAGGTTTCAATAAGTAATGGTGGCGGGGCTGGCGCATATGCTGAGGGTATCTACGACGTATCAGCATTATCATCGGCCACGGTGACGATTGGTAGCGGCGGCGTGGGGGGTACAGCAATTTCACCATACGGAGGGGATGGCGGGACAACATCCGTAGGTACTCTTATCTCAGCACCTGGCGGCAAGGCGGGATTGCCAGCAGGACCGGCTATCCCTCCATTCCAGCCCGTGGCAAATACAAACTCAAATAGCCCGACAGGGTGGAATATTATAGGTACTTCTGGATCTGGTTCTGAGGCAGCTGTAGCTGTATCCACCAGTTACGCTGCCGGATCTCGAGGTGCAAATAGCCAGTTAGGGGTTGGTGGTTCTGTCCCGGCGATTAATACGCCTGCAAATACTGGTGGCGGTTATGGTTCTGGTGCATCTGGCTGTTCTAATGGCGTATCGCAATCTTTGAAACCTGGAGCATCAGGTCGTGATGGGGTTGTTATTATTGAGGAGTATGCATAATGGATAATAATGCATGGGCAGTTATTGATAGTGCTGGCATTGTCGTAAATATTATTGTTTGGAATGGGACGGAGGAATGGCTGCCGCCAGAGGGGATGACCGTTATTAATTGTGGCGATAAGCCATTTAGCATAGGAGGATCATATAAAAATGGCATTTTCACTCCTCCAGCGTTAAGTGAATAATTTATTATAACCCCTTGGTGAATCTATGACTCAATATAATACGGGAAACCCTGTCCCGTCTTCTGCTATGCCTGATATATGGGATAACAATGCAACAATTGATGAGTTTGTTAACTCACCTGAATTAACTCTGACAACAAGAACCGGAACAGAGCGCGACACATTGGCCGGGATTCAGAAAAAGTCGGACGACCAGCGTGTGCAAATGGCAGAGGATGGTACTGCTGTTGTCGAGGAAACCAGGCAGAACCTAATCCCTCTCAGTCGACAGTATATGACGCTGGCGGCGGCGCAGGCAGACATTGCGAATATCCCGGATGGCAGCACAACGTATGTGCGTAGTGCAGACGGGAGTTCGCTGGCAGACGAGTACATCAACAATGGCGGTACGCTTGAGGCGACAGGTAGAAAGATGCCGTCACAGGCGACTATCACCGCGGTTTTTGATTTCATCAGTAAATTTATTGTGAGTGGTGACGTCAGTGATAACTATTTCCCATTTTTCACCGATGGTGCTGATAATGTTCCTGTGTGGTGGGATGATGGTTTTGCGGTATCACGAATTTCATTAGCTCTCTATCAGATGATTTATGATGAAGTTCATTCTCGGCTGGGGGATGCGCTTAATTCTCAGATAGATGATGTATCAAACGCTTTCTTTCCTCTGTTTATTGATGCCAATAATAACGTTCCGGTTTGGTGGGATAGTGGATTCGATGTATCTATTATTTCCGAAAGTTTTAAAACAAAAATATGGAACTATATTAACTCCATTATTGCACCAGCCCTTAATAAATCGATCCCGCTTGTATCGGCAGGATTCGTTCCAGGCATGACCGATGGTGCTGATAACGTACTGTTCTGGTTTCAGGATGGAAAGTTTGATGCTGGCGGGGTCGGCCCAAATATCAGCGCGTCACTGGCCAGCGCATACCAGCGCCGCATGTATACCGCCTATTACAACATGCCGTTGCATACCGACAGTCGCACGCTGTGGCGCTGGAAAGCCAAAAAAGCCCAACTCAAAGCCGGGCTGGCTACGCAGCCTAATTTCCTTCTCACAGGAGACAGCTGGACGCAGAACAATGAACTTGCGACCGCTATTGCAGGCGTACTGAGCGCTGAATATGGTGACGCTGGTTTAGGCTGGCGAACTGTGAACTATGGAGCCTCGCGGGATGGTTCAAATATCTTTCGCTCTGCCGGCTGGGATTTATATGACGCCTCGCCAACGAGCGGCGCCCCGCTTTATGGTTGCGGCATTGACGGCCAGTCCATCAACACCACCACGAACACGGCCTATTTTAACGTGACTAATGTCCGCTGCACTGATTGCCGTATTTATTATCAGGACCTGAACGGTAAGTTTCAGTACGGCTACGATGTTGGCGGGGTCACTCAGTGGACTGAGGTTGTCTGCGGGAATACCGGCGCGACAAAATCGGTGTTGCTGACAGGCATGGCTGACGAGGTCAGAACCATCTATGTCAAAACCGATGGCAACACGGGGCGTGTCGCCATTCACGGATTTTATCTGTGGCGCAGCGGCGTTGCCGGTTGCGTGATGAGTAAGGCCGGTAATGCCGGGATTCTTGCCGATCAGTTTTTGCTGTTCTCCGACAAAATCTCGGAATACCTCAGTACCATTCAGCCTGACGTGATCGCTATCGTCATTGGCAACAACGACTATCGCATTTCGACCGGAACCCAGACATTTCGCACTGCGCTGCAAACCTATATGGCCGCCTGTCGCGCTGTACTGCCTGACGTGGGTTTCATACTCATGGCTCCCCCGAGAACCAACGGCACCGCGGTAACGCCGCTCGTTGATTTCCGTGACGTAATGTACGACCTCTCTCAGACGCTGAACTGTGAGTTTTTCAGTATTTATGACCTGTTCGACACCTGGACGGAAATGAACGGGCTTGGCTGCTTCATTGATAACCTGCACCCGAGCGCCGTTGGCGGAAACATGATCGCTTCATCCCTTAATAACGCGCTGATTAAAGGCTAAAAAATATGAGCACAATTTATATTCCAAAACTGGGCGACATTGTTATTCCTGGTAGCCACCCGAAAAAAGGGCATTTTATGCTGCCCGACTTGCCTGTCACTACCGGACTGAAGGGTATGCATGTTCAGGGCGGTAATGCCGCGCTGAGCATCAGGAATCTGGCTGACAGCTCCACTCCGCTGACCATGGTAGGCACACCGACAATTTCCCCGACCTTTGGCGCTGTGTGTAACTTCAGCAACTGTTTTGATACAGGCAGGGTATCTACCAGGAACCAGACCCATATCGTGATCTGTAAGCCGGTAAAACCGACAGCGTCCACCGAGGAGCAACAGGCGTTCATGATGGGTAACTACAATTACACTGGATCACCGATCGTCTACCGGGGGGATGGCCTTGCTTTCATGTTTTCGTCGCAGAGTTTGTATGGTGCCTTTGTTGAAGACAACAATGCCACCCCGACCAACATGATTAATAACTTCACGACCAATTATGACGTGACGAAATGGGCGGCATTTGTGTCACTGATTGATGGCGATAATAACATTGCCAGAATCGGTGGGCGGCAGGGAGGTGCTCTTGCATGGCAAGGTTCACGTACGCTAACCAACAGGACTGCATACACTGGCAGAACCATCAGGATAGGGTCGCATCATGCTGGAGCAGCGTATCCGGCAGGAGCGGATATTACTATGGGCATGGAGCTGATTTTTGAAGCAGCGCTAACGCAGGCCGAAGTAGCATCTGTTATCGACAGTATCAGTGCGTATCTGAATGCGGCATGGGGCATTAACGATTTGGGTTAATACAGTGATTGTAGAGACTTGCGGCTGCCATGAAAATTGATAGCCGCAATCTCTCTTGAATTGCATTCCATTTTTGGAGGATTCATGGCGCTAAAACTACTGGCAAACAACAATGCTAAAAGCGTCCTTGCTTCAGGAATAAGCGCATCTGCGACTGTTATTACAGTGAGTAGCGGAACAGGTGCCTTATTCCCTCAGCCCGTATCAGGTCAAAGCTATTTCAAATTAACCATAGTTGATGCCGCGACTAAATTAATTACGGAAATAATGCACGTAACCTCTGTCTCCGGTGACGTTATGACTGTGCAGCGAGGACAGGAAGGGACCACGGCAAGAGTCTGGTCAACGAATGATATTGTGGCAAATATGTTGACTGCGGGGTCTTTCCTTTCCTGCCTGCAGATTTCTAATAATTTTTCTGAAATTGCAGCCGAAGGAAGTGAGGCGATAAGACAGGCCCTATTAAATCTCGGCTCGTCAGATGGCACGATCAATGGTCGCCTTATGGGCGTTCCGCGCGTCGTTACAAGCAGCGGCATGTTCACAAAAACACCTGGCGCAACAAAATGGAGGATTAGAATTTTGGGTGCCGGTGGAGGTAGTTCTGCTGCGCCGGCGACCGGTGCTGGTCAGGTTTCGATTAGCAATGGCGGCGGGGCTGGCGCATACGCCGAGGGAATTTATGACGTATCCGCATTAACCTCAGTAATGATCACTATTGGCCTGGGCGGGAAAGGCGGGACTGCATCCTCACTTTATGGGGAAGATGGCGGTACCAGCTCCGTAGGAACGCTGATTTCCGCTCCCGGCGGCAAAGCGGGCCTGCCAGCGGGGCCGGCTAATCCTCCATTTCAGCCAGTGGCGAACACAAACTCGAACAGCCCTACCGGATGGAATATTGTCGGGATAAGTGGGCCGGGATCTGAATGTGCATCAGCCATTTCAACTGAATATGCAATCGCTTCGCGCGGAGCAAATAGTCAACTTGGCGTAGGGGGCTCTATTCCGGCCATAAACAATCCGGCTAATAATGGCGGTGGATATGGCGGCGGGGCTTCTGGATGTTCCAATGGCCCTTCAAGGCCGGTTAATCCTGGTGCAGATGGTCAGAATGGGATCGTTATAATCGAGGAATACGCCTGACATCGTGCTGGATAGCTGCTCGCAGATTTTGGCATCTCAGGAGATGGCGCGGATGACATCCTGATCCTGGAAGAATTCGCGTAATGGGTGTGTCGTAGTTGTGGCGTGACAGGAATGCACGATAAAGACAGGGATGTATTCAAACGACACGAAACGACACAAAACCGGATGCGAACGCGGTAAACATGTGTGATTACAGTGAGTTATTTAACGCTCTACTTTCTTCTAAGCCGTAGGTCACAGGTTCGAATCCTGTAGGGCGTGCCATTTAATAATCAATCACTTATCAACTTCCTCCAGTCGCTGATTTTTCCTTGTGGGACATATTTGGGACATCTTCTGCAAAAATTTGCAAAAATTGAGTCAATTTGACGTGCGTGCTCAGTTAAATGGTTAGGTGCCAGGTGAGCATATCGACGGACCATTTCGATGATTCTAATGTCTTGTAGTATCTGTCGGACGATGGCCAGTCAGAGTACAGCATTACTGCTCTGTAATATCGAACAGAATGGTTAATGCTGGTTATAGCTGAGTGCAGAATAAGCGCTCTGCAGGAATGTGAAAATATGTTGCCGGTAACAGGCTAATAGTCATTATAGCTTTAGGTTCTGTCTGACTGGGTTAAATATCGCATTTTAAGCTGGCGTGAAGTACAGTTGTTATAGATCAATATTGAACACTATTTGAAAGCATACCCTCGATGTTCATCCACTGCCTGGAAAGATCCGAATGAACATCAAATTCGTCGCCATCTCCGTATTCGCTGTTGTGTGCGTCTTTGCATCAGATATTTCCATCGCCAAATCGAATTCCTTAAGCGATGATCAGGTCAGTCAAAGGATTATTGATGACTCTGTCGCATCCTACCCCGGTACTTGTGCCTGTCCCTTCAATACCGCCCGGAACGGCAGCTCGTGCGGTGGCCGCAGTGCCTGGAGCAAAGCTGGTGGGTACTCACCTATTTGCTACAAGAAAGAGGTAACAAAGGAGATGGTTAAGGCGTGGCGACAAGAGAATCAATGATAACGATCAATATCTGAACCAGGTGATTACTTACACTGGAATAGTAGTTTAAATAATATTAAATGATTATTTCGAATACTGCAGCCCATTTGCAGTAAGCACTGTTCTGGTAGAGGCGGCAGAGGCCACGGCGTATATCTTTTTACCTTGTGATATTTGAACCCAGCAAATCTATTTCCCCTGCCTGATAGACTTAGTGTCACCGTATCCTGTTACTAAGAGCACGGGGCTACCTACTCATAAGACACTTCCTCTTCTTACGAGGAAACCGGTTCAGCGTGTTGTGTGTGGAGACAGTACCCATCAACTCAAACTGATAACAAAAAGTTTAATTTTTTTCCCCGCCGCGCTGACTATAGTTAGGGCACTTTCACTTGCCCAATAAGGTCACGATTATGAAATTAGTTATCGCCTCCGTAATTTCTCTGCTCAGCTTCAGCGCGCTGGCGGCGCCAGAGGGGACGCTCAGCGTACACATTCTTAATCAGCAAACCGGGCTCCCTTCACCGGGGGTGCAGATTGAGCTGGATAAACAGCAGGGGGAGAGCTGGCAGCATATCGCCACCGGTAAAACGGATGCCGATGGGCGGATTAAATCGCTCTATCCGCAGGCGGAGAATATGGAGCCGGGGGTGTATAAAGTGACGTTTAAAACCGGTGACTATTTTAAAAGCCAAAATATGAATACGTTCTTCCCGGTGATTCCGGTTATTTTCAATGTCACAAAGCAAAATCAAAAACTGCATATCCCGCTGCTGCTCAGTCAGTACGGATACTCTACCTACCGCGGCAGCTGATGACCCAAGCCGCTATCCAGCCAACGCCTGCGCGGCTTCCGCAGGCGTCACGCTTTCCTCGCACCACGATGTCCACGCCTAACGCTCGGTCTCTTTCTCTTTAAAGTGTTTAACGGCTTCGTCGTACATCGCCAGCAGGCCGGAAATTTCGCCTTCATATTGCGGCACGCGCTGGGCGCGAACGAGCTCAATCAGCAGCGCATAGGCTGCTTCTTCCGGGGCCGCATGTGGATTGATCAGTCCAGACAT